AAGTCTCATATCTGATGTATTATATAATGAACCGGTCACTATTAAATCACTAGTAATTAATATAGGTAAATTTTGATTCGCTGGTGTTTGTACTAGTAATCCATCTGGTAATCTTTTATAAACCCATATAGATTGACTTGGTCCAGATACAACAAATTGTTTTATGTTTTGTTGAAAATCATTAATTCTACCTCCATAATTAGCAGATGTACTTATTATTGACATATATACTATAATTAAGTATTTTAGTTTTATTTTAAAAATTTATTTAAATATAAAATTTATTTTATTAAAATATAAATAATATAGTATATTATAATATATATGTCAAATTTTAATAACACATATGAAAATAGGTCAAGAGAAATTTTTACAAATCAAATGTATAATGTTAATACTTCACATCCATTAATCCCTAGTTCTCAAGAGTATATGTTCTATAAAAAATTTGTATCTATACATTCAGAAGATAGAGATATTGTTAATTTTCCGAATTCTACTGAATTTGAGATTGAATTGCCTGAAGACGTTGTTAACGTATCTACAATGAAATTAGTTCAATGGTCTTTCCCTTCTAATTATAATACATTTTCCGCTTCTAATAATAATATATTATTTGTATTTAAAATTAATAATCCATATAATCCAGGTCCGAATGGTGTTAGCGATCTTTTATCATACAGAATTTTTGAAGCATTATTTTATACTATAAATGATAGATATGATATAATAATTGAAGAAGGGTTCTATAACCCTTTACAAATGGCTACTGAAATGACAAACAAAATGAACGCGGCAGTTACTTCTAAAATTAAGACATATTTTACAGAAAAAGCAGCAACTGATCCATCATGGTCTGAATCATTAACAGAGTTTACCGATAAAGGCGGATACACACGTTTTATTGTTGTATATAATAGCGTAAGCTGTAAATTATGGTTTGGAAATAGAGCTGATAGTTTTTTATTACTTAATGAACTAGGAGTTGCCTCTAATATTGTAAGCGAAACATTATGTATTGGTGAAAGGAAACATTTACCTGATTTTTCAAATCTAGGATTACCTGGATATCTTGGTCTCTCCAGATGTAATACAAACGCAATAAGCGGTTCTGATGTTACTAATATGCCAAATATTATTACCTATAATGGATTAGTCGTTCCTAGATTTTATTATGGTGATGTAACACCTGGTGATGATGGTTACTGGTTACTTCCATACCCAGATTTATCAGGAAGTCAAGTATATTGGGTTGAACCTCCATATAAGATTAATTTAATGGGTGAAGGGTTTATTTATATGGAAATAGCGGGTCAAAATTGTATTGATGAAACTAAACCATATAATGTAAGTAATTTTACATTAACAACCAATCAAACAAACGGTGTTGTAAATTCTGCGTTCGCAAAAATACCGGTCCCATCAACTCCAATCTCTCAATGGTTTGATAGAGATTCTATACCATATAAATTTTATTATCCACCTGCCGAGAGAATAAGACGATTAAGAATTAGATTAAGATATCATAATGGTCAACTAGTCAATTTTGGGACGTTTAACTTTTCTTTTATGCTTGAATTTACAATTATGTTACCAATGATTCTTCGAGATTCTAAAACAATTGTTTATCCTCCACCAATGGCTCGTTAGATTTTTATATTATATTTTTCAGCTACCCACGATTTTAAAATATTTATATCGCATATTTTATAATCCTTTCCAGTTTCAATAGAAAAACTCTTTATATCATGAAAGGTAGGTTTTTTCATTTTTGAATTTTTATAAAATATATAATCACCTTTTGGGCCTTTTCTTATTGATAAACTGGAATGAATCTCTCGAACTAAACTAGAACCTTTATCTAAAATCTCCTTTACTTCTTCGAAAGTTATATTTTCCATAGGTCTATTACCAAGTTCTTTTAGATTTTTTGAGTTATCACCCCAGAGAACATATAATCCATATTTTCCTTTTTTTAAAATTACATCTTTTCCTTCATATTTACCTAGATTATATTGAGTACTTGCTGTTTTATTTCTCTCTACAACTTCATCCAATTCTAATTCACCATTTGTTAACTTTGATATGTCGATATCTTTTTTTATTGATTTAAATGATATTTCTTCCTTACCGTCTTTTTCTTCAACACATTTTATTACTGGTCCATATTTACCTATTAAAAATGTATTATTGTCATCTAATTGAACTTCGAATTTGGTAGTATCACGAATGATGTCAATTAATTCATCTACTTCTTTATTACATGTGGAACAAAGTTCGTGCCATATTAATTCTCCTTTTGCGATTTTATCTAATGATGATTCCATCAATGATGTGTATTCATAATTAAATAACTTATTAAAATATTTATCTAGAAATTCCATAACAATTATTCCTAATGGTTGAATGACTAATTTACTTTTTTCATTCCCAAATTCCCTTTTATTTTCTATTTCATATATCTCTCCATTTTCTAATTCTAAGTCTCTACAAATTACTTCTTTGCCTTTAATGTCTTCTTTTTTAACGTAACCACGTTCCTGAATTTTATCAACCAATGATGAAAATGTAGATGGTCTGCCTATACCTTTTTCCTCAAGAAGTTGGACTAATTTAGCTTCTGTATAATGCATTTTTGAGCCTTTTAATGTTACCTTGGAACAAATTTTTTTGTATTGAATAGGGGAATCTTTTTTAATAGTCTGTAAGTATTGATACTCTTTATTCTCTCTAGAGAATTTGTTTTCGACTATTTTCCATCCAGGGAAATCAATAAGTTCAGTTGTATAAGAATATTTTAGGTTTTCTGGTGCTGAAATACTTGCGGTTATCGAGTAAAAACTTGCTATTGCCATACAACTCTCTAAAGTTGTTCTCCAAATAAGCTTATACATCTTTTTCTCTTTTGAATCTAATTCTTCTGGGAGATCCTGGAGAGAAATATTAGTAGGTCTTATAGCTTCATGTGGTTCTTGAATTAGACCGCTTTCTTTTTCTTTCTTTTTCTTATCTTTTTTAGGGTCTTTTTTCTCTCCATTTATCAAAGAAGAATTTACATATTCCGCATTATATTTGCTAGTTATATATTCAGACACATTCAATTTAAACTCTTCACTATATACCTTACTATCTGTTCTCATATATGTAATATATCCTCCTTCATATAGGAGTTGACAAATTCTCATTGTTTCTTTGGGTGAATAATGTAGCTCATTGCTTGCTACTTGTTGTAATCTACTAGTTGTGAATGGCTCAGGTGGTTGCTTGAATACCTTTACAGGCTGAGAGCATGTGTAAATATGAGAAAAGTCGACACTCTTGTCGAGAAAATTTATCATGTCATTTTCGTCTTCAATTTCTTTATTTAAGTCAAATGGTAAATTTGAATTGGTAAAATACCCGGTTACATTATAAACTTTTCTCTCTGTCGATTCCTCAATCTCTTTTTGGTTTTCATATATCAATTTAAGAGCTGGTGTTTGACATCTTCCAGCACTGAGAGTATTATCTTTTCCTTTAGGCGGTGTTATGAATTTCCATAATACTGGAGAGATTTTAAAACCAACTAAAACATCTAATATTTGTCGTGATTGCTGCGCATTTACTAATTTCATATCGATTGTTCTTGGATTGTTTATAGCATGTTTCAATGCGGATTCTGTAATTTCATTAAAAGTAATGCGTTTTGTTTTATTTATATCTAAACCAAATAATTGTGCTACGGTGTAACTGATTTTTTCACCTTCTAAATCAGCATCACTTGATAATATTACATCGTCGGCATTTTTTATTGCTTTCCTTAATACTTCAATTTGTTTTATTTTTAAAGGTTCGTTTATTATTGAATATGTAGGTGTAAAATTATTATTAATATCAATATCTTTAAGTGAAGCAATAGTTTGTAAATGACCGTATGTAGCTACACATTTATATCCAGGTCCTAAATATTCTTCTATTTTTTTACATTTGGCAGGTGATTCTACTATTAGAAGGGTTGTAGTGGTCTTAATTTTTTTTGACATAATTACATAAATATACAAATATATTTTTATATAATTTATTTATAGTTTATTTATTCATTTTTTTAAACTGCTTGAAAGATATATTTACTTCAGGTTTTTTAGGTTCAGGTTTCGCTTCTCCGTTCGCATTTAATTTGTCTGCTTTTTTTAAAGCACTATCTACATATAACTCTTTTAAAATAGAACCAACTAAAAATGAGCCTTCATGTTGATCCAAATCTCCATCTTCAATTCTTTTTAAAACATCTAAAAACTTATTTAAAATTCCTATATCAATTTCATCTTTTCTAATTTTATTGTAAATATCAGTATAGTATGTAAATAAGAAATTACATTCGTTGACACATTCTTCATGAATCTTAGCATCATCCCCTCTAAACTTAGCTTTAATCATTATCATATTATTAACATCGTTTCTTATAATTTGACTATGCTTCAAATTGCGTATAAAATCAGTTTGATCTTCAACATTATTCGCCTTAATCATATTTTGCAACTGTAATCGTTGTTTATCGTCCATTAGTTATACTTAATATATTAAGTATTTTATTTAAACTAATTACAGTATAATAAATATATTAGATATTATGTCGACACTATATTTTTTACCGGAGTTATTTCTATAAAGCGCATTCTATTCATTTTATAAATTAATGAAAAGTAAATAGCCATTAATTCTTTTTCGTATGTATATTTTTTCTTTCTTTCATTCTTTAATGGATATAATCTTTTAATATCAGGAATACCTAATATTTTATTTATAGCACTTATATTACTAAAAAACAACTCGTATTTTATACAATAAATAGGATAATTTCTATTCTTTAACATAGTATAGTTATCAAAAAATTCCTCTAATTTGTATAAATCTTTATTTGATTTTATTACGTCTCCAAAATATATTTCGCCATTATTGTCACATTTAACATGTTTCATATGATTAATATTTGGTCCAGTTGGAGTAGCAAAACGAGAAAAAATAACATCAAGTGGGTTTCTGTATATAAAAATTACTCTGTAATTTTGCAATTTATTGTCAGGTATTTCCGTTTTATTAAACCATTCTTCATATACTGGTTCAGATGTATTTATATTACCAGTATAACAAAGTTTATCTGGGGGATATCTGTCATGAATATGATATACATTGCCAAAATTACTTAAATAATTAAATAACATAGTTGATCCGCAACCACCTGAACTACAAATATAAAAATTTAAATCTTTATTGAAATAATTATTTTTATATTGTCCAAATTCTCTCTCTAAATTTAAATTAAGTTTTATCATTTATAATTTATTTTTATTTTTGTAATAAATTATAAACTTATTTTTGTGTACATTTTTAGTATAATGATTTAATTTATGTATATTATGAATAAAACTATTGATAGTATGTTTAAAGTAACGTTTTTAAAGCTTCGTATAATTTAGGTAATAGTTGTGGGTATTGAAATGTAAACATTATTATTAAGTATTACAATAAAACGGCTTTTAGAAAAATATTATCTATGAATTATGTATAATATGGATATCGAAATTTTTGGATATAAATTGAATCTAGAGATTTTAATTTTGATGGGAGTTGTTTATTTAATTTTAGTTGTACATACTTTATTTGGATGCTGTAATATGAAGCGTGTAAAGGAAGGGCTTAAAGATATGGTATCTTCTGAACCAGAAGAAGAAGAAGTCAAACCAGAATTATCAGCCGAATCAGAAAAAGTATCACAACCAGAATTATCAGCCGAACCAGAACCAAGTGCTATGCCAAAAAATGCTAAGAATGGCGCATCTAAAATGAATGGTAAAGTTACAGAATCATTTGTAGGCGCAAATATTAACTATGGACAATCATCGCCATATGATTTAGCCACTCAAACTGTGGTTGATACTTCTTCATGGAACCAACCTAATATGACTGTTATTCCTGGCAAACCATTAAGTGATGGTGTTAAGCAATTTTTGGCGAGAAAACAACAACAATTGCCATTACCAGAGGGTCAAATGGATTTTTTCGCAAATTCTGAATTTAAACCAGAATGCTGCCCTAATACATACTCAAATAGCTCAGGATGTTGGTGCGGAACTTCTCAAGATTATAATTATTTAATAACTCGTGCTGGAAACAATGTTCCATATTCTGAGTATTAAATTTCATTCGTAAAATATTACTTTTATTAATTTAATATTTTATTCATATATATTAGTAGATGTCAAAAACAAACAAAAAAAAACAATCAAAAGGAGATAAAACCAGAAAAAATATGAAATGTTTACAAGTATGTCCAATAGGTTTGAATCCATTCGAAGCAAATTTCAGTAAAACTATTCCAGCTAAAAGCTTACTTGTAACTAACGAAGAGAAAAAGAAAGAGTTTGTAAAAGAATTAATGAGTAAATTTAGTCCTTATAGTATAAAACCTAATAATAATTTTTATGACTATATTAATTATTTATGGCTTAAAAATGTTAGTTTAGAAAAACAGCAAAAATATATTGTTCAAATTGATGACTTTAGATTGGTTCAGGATAAAGTTTATCATCAGTTAAATGAAATTATAGTAAATTATTATAAAACACATAATGATAAATTAGCAAAAAATTTAAAAAATTATTATACATCAATTATCCAAATGAATCCAAAAAAATATACAAAAAAATTAGCCCTTGAGGCCGTAAAAACAATAGATGAGTATTTTATTGAAAATAATCCTTGGGCCTTACTCGCATTTTTTAATAGTAATGAAATGACCTCTCCTTATTCGCCATTTGTATGGTCTGTTGATCCAGATGAAAAGAATAACAAGGTATATAGATGTTATATTAGTTCAGGGACTTTCAATATAATCGATATTAATGTTTATTTTGATGATGGTATTGATATAGATTATAAGGAAAATTATAAGAAGGAATTTTATAAATACGTAAGTAAAATTTTCAGAACTTTACTCGGACCAAATCATGGTTATAATGCAAAGGATGTTTTTGAAGTAGAAAAACAAATTGTCAATACTCTTGGATGTATAGAGGTTACAAAAAATGAGGTACCTTATAACAAAGTTTATTCGAGAGAAGCGCTAGAGAAATATGGTTTTAATTGGGAAGAATTAGCCAAACATATAGGATATAAAAATGTTCCAGAATTTTTTATTACTCCAAGCTTAAATTATTTGAAATGTGGTACAGATTTATTTTTAAAAAATTGGAATACTCAACAATGGAAAACATACTGGTTATTCTCTATTTTTAAAAATTTAATCAGAATAACGAGGGATTGGGAAAGAATAATTTTTGACTTTAAAGGTAAGTTTGAACGCGGTCAAGAGGCTCTAAATGAAACAGCAGCAGTGAGTGCGTCACTTTATATGTCAGTCCCATTCAATACATTTTTAACAAATGAATATGTAAAACTATATGAAAGTAAGGAAGCTATTAAGTATGTTGAAATTTTATGTGAGGATTTGAGGTTGGTGTTTAAACGAATTTTGATGCGTAATAAATGGCTTGCCCAGTCTACAAAAAAATACGCACTCAAAAAATTAGAGCATTTTAAATTTGTATATGGCAAACCGGATAATCTGAGGGAAGATCCCGATTTAGATTATGGAACAATAATATATGACAATATGAAAAAAATAAATGACTGGCGGCATCAGAAATTTATTGAACTAGAAGGTAAACCGATCATTGATATCCCTCAAATGGATTGGTCGAATTATCCTGTTAAACTAGCAGGAGATCAAGCATATATTGTAAACGCGTCTTATACCCCAACTCAAAATAGAATTTATATAAATCTTGGATATATTCAAAAACCTTTTGTTGATTTAGACGAAAGAGGGATAGAGTATAATTTGGCTCATATAGGATTTACAATCGCACATGAATTAGGACATGGATTTGATGATTGGGGAAGTAAATATGGTTGGGATGGAAATTTACATAATTGGTGGACTCCGGAAGATCTTAAAAAATTTAAGGCCATTCAGGCGGATGTAGTAAAACAATATGAAGAATTTGCTGCAAGAGACGGTTTAAAATTTGATGCTTCTATTGGAATCGGTGAAAATTTAGCAGATATTCAAGCTCTAGCTATTTGTTCAGAATATTTGAGAGATTTCCAAGAGAAAAACCAAGACCTTGTTCCAATAAGATATTTAGGGTTTGAAGCATTTTTCACATATTTTGCCTTCCAACAAAAACAATTTGTAGGGAAGAAAGCATTGTCTGCCCAATTAAAAACAAATCCTCATCCATTGGATAAATATAGATGTAATGTACCATTATCACGCTCCGAAATATTCAGAGCAATATATAATGTTAAACGCGGAGATGGAATGTGGTGGCATAACACTAATACCGTTTGGTAAGAAAATATATAATTTACTACAATTTAAAGATCTTTAAATATATTAAAAAATAATATATTTAAACTACTTAAAGACGCTCTAATAATTGACCTGACCTATCGATAAATTACTACTTTTATTAAACATACATACTCCATAATGCGGAGCAATTATCATGCTCCTTCTTAATCAATTTATCTACTATATCCTTTGTTACCTTAAATGGAAATTCTACCTTTAAAGACATTTCACCTTCAAATAAGTTTGAACCAGGTTTCATTAATCTATATAAATTCAATTTTGTGTGAATTATTTCTAAACAACGTTTCATATTTCTTACACCATCTTCTTTTTGACAATGAGTTTCATTAATATAACCGAGAACATCGTCTGGAATAATAATATCTCCTTTTGTGAATTTAACTTGTTCTCTAATTCTTGGCAACAAATAATTATTAGCAATAACAGTCTTTTCTTTTCCAGAATAACCCTTTGTCTTAATTCTGTACATTCTATCCTTTAAAATTGGATTGATTTTTGACTCATCATTATAACTGAATATGAATAAACATTTACTTAAATCAAAATTAATTTCCGCAAAATATTTGTCATGAAATTGTGAATTTTGTGTAGTATCTGTCAAATGCGTTAAAATACCCGCAATTTCCTCACCTCTAGGTGTATCACTTATTTTATCTAACTCGTCAAAATAAATCACTGGATTCATACACTTACTATCAATAAGAATTTGTACGATTTTACCCCATGTACTTCCTTCATATGTATAGCCATGACCTTCTAAGAAACTGCTGTCTGTAGCACCTCCTAGAGCAATGAATGCAAACGGTCTATTCAAAATTTTGCTAATCCCTTCTTTTACCAAACTGGTTTTACCTGTTCCAGGAGGACCATGAATAGCGATTGCTGTTCCAATAGCCTTTGGATTTGTTAAAAGTTGACCTAACATTTGCATAATTTGCATCTTAGCGTCATTCAATCCATATACGGCTGAATCTAATGTTTTCTGTGCGTTTTCCATAAACTCATGACAACTATCAACACCATTTTCAATGCTAATTGGTAAGTCTTGATAATTTGTAAATGGAATCTTCATAAATGTGTCTACCCAATTTTTAATTTTATAAAATTCACCACTTCCTGGTTCCATGTATCGTAATGAATTAATCTTTTTCATAGCAGCTGCCTTGAATTGGATTGGAATATTCGACTCTAAAAGCGTCATTCTATATGGTTTCTCAATTCTTGTAATTTTATTAATTTCTCGTAATTCTTTAATTAATTTCTTTTGATTATCTAACTCCATTTTTTCGTAGAATGTGAAATCATTCATCGTATTTTTATCTCTAATAATTTTTCTGAAAATTCTCATATTTTTATCCTTTTGTTTCTTTTCTTTTTTTTCTTTTTTCTCTTTATCTTTTGAAACATCTTTTTCATAGACTTCAACACATTTTTCAATTGACTTATCTTTTGGATTCTTTGATAATAAATCTTTCAATTGTCGTAGAATTTCATTCTTATCAGTTTGTTCTGATTTATCAGCTTTATCATTTTTATCAGCTTTATCTTCTGTTTTTACTTCTTCATTTTCTTTATTCTTCTTTGTGGATTTCTTTTTTGGTCCTTTATCCTCTTCTTTAGATACTTTCTTTGAAACCTTCTTTTTGGGTTTGATTTCTTCTTCCTCTTCTTCCTCTTCTTCACTTGAAGATTCATCTGTAGATACTTCTTCATCTTCATCTTCAGTTACATCTTGAGAATCTTCATAGTCTTCATAATCTTCATCCCATTCTTCATCATCATCATCATCATCGTCTTCATCTTCAGCACCACCAATAGTGAATATAATATTAAATTTACTTGGCTTAGCAACTTCCTCACTTTCCTCATTATCATCTTCGTCTTCGTTTGAATTATCAGACCCAAGTGAAAGAGATGATTCATCATCTGAAACTTCTATTTTCTTAGTTTTTTTTTCTTTTTTATTTGATTTTTTATTTGATTTTTTTGATTTTTTGTTTTTAATATCTTCATCTTCATCTGTATCTGATTGAGTACTCCAATCGGAATCCTCTTCTTCTGATTCTTCCACAATTTTTTTATTTTTTTTAGTTTGTTTCTTTTTAGGTTTTACTTCCTCACACTCTTCTTCATCGCTATTTTCATCATATTCAGCCATTTTTTTAATTTTTTCACCAGCTTTTATTTTTTTATCCATATGCTTGGAAGGAAATATTTTTTGTACGTATTTGCGAAATTCATGCATATCCATTTCTTCATCATCTGTATCACTATCATTTTGACTTTCACTATCAGAAGATTCGTTTTTCTTTTTCTTGAGATTTTGCTCCATTTTCTTATTGGAACGCTTAATCTGCTCTTTCTTAGATAATTTATTTGAACTGTCGCGTGTCATTTTATAGTATAATATATACTTTAGTTTTGATTTTAAATCAAAATCAATTTTATTTTATAAAATAAAATTAAAGTAATACATACTACCCCATAGAATTTAATACGACAAAACCAAGATATACACCAAAAAAGTTTTTCGCAAATAAATCTAATATATTATACATAATATTTTTAGTTTTATAATCCATTAATGCAGCTATACCATAAGTAAACCAAATAGCAAAGAAATAAAAAAAGATTTGTGAACCATATACAGAGAATTTCGCATAGTTTTCATAAATTAAATAAAAATAAATCAAAAATGGAATAAACCCAAATAAAACTCCAGGTGTTCTTGACAATTTCTTAATTTCAGTTAAATAACCAGCTGTTAACATAACAAAATTTAATACTATAACTGGGATTAGAATATTCAAATTATCATAAACTATTTTAACTAGCGAATCTTTTATTTCCTTATTTTCTTCATCGCTCCTTAAATATAATAAATAAACACATAATGTAACAAGCATAGTAGGAGTAGTTAAATACCAATCATAATATCTATGTGGTGTTATATTAGCAACAGAGGCGATGTTTAAAGCAAGCCATATGTAAAATAATCCTTCGACAATTTGTACTATTAATTCCATAATAAGGACTTGTTTTAAGATTATTAATTTACTAGGTATATTTAGTTGAATAACATAGTAATCAAATAAACCGGTAAATATTTGGATTAGTAATGATAAATAAACAGTTATCTTAAGCAGATCCATATTATAAATATAGTATAAAATAATAAGTATATAAATTATGTAAATTTCGACTCTTAAATATAATTTAATATGGTTGGTATTTATAAATTTTAAATTTATTAAATTATAAAATTGATTAAGAAAAACAATTTAAATCTAATCTCATATATTATAAGAGATGTCGAAATTTACAAATTCAAATTATAATTCAATGAATATCTCCAAGGTCGTTGGGATCCAATTTAGTATACTATCTCCTGATGAAATCAGAAAGAGTTCTGTGGCTGAAATTACAAGCAGAGACACCTATATCAATAATAAACCAGTCATTGGTGGATTATTTGATCCTAGAATGGGTGTTTTAGAACCAGGACTAATTTGTCCGACTGATGGTCTGGATTATATGCAAACACCTGGTTATTCCGGACATATCGAATTGTCTAGACCAGTCTTCTATATTCAATACTTAAATACTATTCAAAAAGTGTTGAGATGTGTTTGCTTTAAATGTAGTAAATTATTGGTTAGTAAGGAAAAATTTAAACAAGCATTAAAGCTTCAAGGTGATACAAGATGGAAATATGTATTTGCTTTGGCAAGTAAAATGAAGCGTTGTGGTGAAGATACAGAAGATGGTTGCGGATGTCTTCAACCAAATAAAATTAGAAAAGAAGGCTTAGCAACTATTTATGCTGAATGGAAGGGCGAAGAAGCTGAATCTGAACCAATTATTGTTAAACTTACACCTGAAATGGTTTTAAAAATTTTCAAGCGAATTTCAGACGAAGATGTTTCATTTATGGGGTTTAGTCCAGTATATTCTAGACCAGATTGGATGATTTGTCAGGTTATGCAAGTTCCACCGCCTGCTGTAAGACCGTCTGTAAAGCATGATTCACAGCAAAGATCTGAAGACGACTTGAGTCACATCTTGGTTAATATTATTAAAACGAATAAAACACTTCAAGAAAAAATCCAAGCCAACGCACCAGCAAATGTTATTGAGGATTGGACTACTGTTTTACAATACTATGTTGCTACTCAAGTGGATAACAAAATTCCAGGTGTAGCTTCTGTCGCTCAGCGTTCAGGCAGGCCTTTAAAATCAATTAAAGATCGTTTGAATGGTAAGGGTGGAAGAATGAGAGGCAACTTAATGGCAAAACGTGTAGATTTTAGTGCTCGTTCTGTTATTACTGCTGATCCGAATATTTCCATTCGCGAGCTTGGTATTCCTATGAAAGTTGCTAAAAATATTACTAAACCGGTTTATGTCAACAAAATTAATAAAGATTTCTTGACTAAATTGGTAAGGAATGGTCCTGATGAATGGCCTGGAGCTAAGATGCTTCAAAAGAAAAATGGTGAATCAATCACCCTAAAATATTATTTAGACAGAAATTCTATTGTCTTGGAAGTAGGAGACATCGTTCATCGTCATATGATGGATGGTGATGCCGTTCTATTTAACAGACAACCTACTCTTCACAGAATGAGTATGATGTGTCATATCGCTCGTATCATGAAACGAGGTGACACTTTTAGAATGAATGTCGCTGACACAAAACCTTACAATGCGGATAGATTTTGTGACGATAAACGGTCACAAAACTTTTTAAAAAGTCAATGTTCGCAACAGAGGGCGTAAAAAGCGTGTAACCCTCTAGTCTCATTATGAGGCAAGACTTCTTGATGCGGGAAGTTCCTTAGAGCCTTTACTACCACTCACAATTGGAAACCTTTGTGAGGAACTCGGTTAATATCCGAACCCAATGGTAATAATGTAAAGGATTGGATAATCCGCAGTGTTACTTTCTAACTCCGTTATGATAAGGATATGAAAGGCATTCAGAGACTGAACGGAAGTCGGTGGATAATGATGGTCTAATCAACCAGAATCTGCTTAAGATACAGTCCGGCCCACTGGGAAACCTTTGGGATAAACCGTTTGACGGAGATAAATTCATCTTGTCTCCAACAGGGAGCGTAAAAAGCGTGTAACTCCCTAGTTAATTGATTCTTTTAAAAACAACTTAAAGACTAAAAATAAAGAAATATATAAATGGAACCATCAAAACGCGATAAACTATCAAATTTAATTTTAGACACACCAACCGAAAGATATTGTGAAATTTATAAAATAACAAATCTAACAAATGGTAAAATATATGTAGGACAAGCTGTTTCTCATATTTTGAACCATAAAAAATATAGACCATATGGATATGAAGGTAGATTCAGATGTCATATTTCAGAGGCATTCTCAAGTAAAAAAAACCAATCGCATTATTTAAACAACGCAATAAGAAAATATGGTGCGAATGATTTTGTGGTTGAATTAATTGAATGCTGTGAAATTGAAAACGCAGATGAAAGGGAAACATATTATATCAAAGAATTAAATAGTTTATATCCTAATGGATATAACTTAAAAAATGGTGGAAATGTGTTTACTCATAGCGAAGAAAGCAAAAAAAGACTATCTAATGGTGTATTAAATTATTTCAAGGATAAAAAATCTGATAGGTTTAAAGATATAAAGCATATTGATGATGATATTGAAAAATATATTAAACCCCTTAACAGACACAATGAACAGTATGGTTGGTATGTTTATATTGATAGATGTAAAGCCGATTTTGGTGGTGTGCATATTTCTTTAGATGATAGTAAAAAAAGTGCGATTGAATTTATAAATATGTTAAAGAATCATTTAGCAACACATTCAAATTGACGGGAACTCCCTTAGAGCCTTTACTACCACTCACTTATGGAAACATTTGTGAGGAACTCGGTTAATAGCCGAACCCAATGGTAAAAAAGTAAAGGATTGGGTAATCCGCAGCCAAGTCCCTAACCTCGTTATGGTAAGAGAATGGGAAAGGTTCAACGACTAGATGTTTGTGGGTCTCATATGATAGTCTAACCAACTTGATGAGGCATAAGGTATAGTCTGGCCTTACCAGAAATGGTAAGGAATTTCATGGAGATGAATTTACATATGCCGCAGGACCCAGAGTCCGAAGCAGAACTTAAAAATTTGGCCGCAGTGCCTTACCAGATAATCAGTCCAGCAAATAACGGATCAATTATAGGTATTTATCAAGATTCAATGCTTGGTTCATACTTATTCTCAAGAGAAAATGTAAGATTCAACGCAAGACAAGCAATGAATTTGCTCATGATGTTTAATGGTGTGAACGAGAAAGAACTTTTGAAAGATATTCAGAAGGAAGGCGGAATTACAAATTATGATATTTTAAGTCAAATCATGCCCCCATTATCTATGAAAGGCAAGGTCGAAATCAGAAATGGTAAATATATTAAAGGCCAAATGGATAAAGGTGTATTGGGCGGAAGAACCAGAGGTCTTTTACAACGTGTCTGCAATGATTTTGGTAACATGGCATCCGCTAAATTTATTGATGATTTACAAAATATTGTTACTGAATACATGAAGAACGCTGGATTTAGTGTTGGTATCAGCGATTTAATTTCAAACCAAGAAACAAATGATAAAATTATTAAAGTAATTACCGATAAGAAAACTGAAGTAAAAAATTTAATAGACCAAGTTCAATTAGGAGTTTTCGAAAATAATACTGGAAAAACGAATGAAGAAGAGTTTGAAACTCAAGTTAATAGTATTCTGAATCAAGCTACATCAGAAGCAGGTAAAATTGGTTTGAAAAATTTATCAGAAGGTAATCGTTTCGTTGAAATGGTAAAAGCTGGTTCCAAAGGTTCAGATTTAAATATTTCATTTATGATTTCTTGTCTCGGTCAACAAAACGTAGATGGTAAACGTATTCCTTATGGATTTGAAAATAGAACATTACCACACTTTACTAAATACGACGATTCACCAGGTGCTCGTGGTTTTGTGGAGAGTTCTTATATTAATGGTTTAACACCACAAGAACTATTTATGCACGCTATGGGTGGTCGTGTTGGTCTTATTGATACAGCAGTAAAAACTTCCACCACTGGTTATATCCAAAGAAGACTTATTAAAGCTCTTGAAGATTTAATGGTTAATTATGATATGACTATTAGAACTAATAAAAATAAAATCGTTCAATTTAGATATGGTGATGATGGCATGGATACTACAAAAGTTGAAGACCAAGAAATGCCAATAGTTGAAATGAGTACTCAAGATATTTACAATCATTATTTAATTCCTGAAGAGTCTGGAAAGGTAAAAACACTTGGCAATATCTTCCTTAAAAATACAATGACAAGACTTAAGAAACAAGAAAAAGAATTTGCGGTTACTATGAATGAACTTGTTGAAACTATGATTAAGACAAGAGACATCCTCATTAAAAATGTATTCAATAATAAAGGACAAAAAAATGTAAATTGTCCGGTTGCGTTTAATCATGTTATAAATAATATTCAAGGACAATGTGGTGTTTCTTCTTCATCATTAGTTGATATTACACCATTAGAAGCATATCAAATGATTAAATCATATTTCGAAAAACTGAATAAAATTTATTATTCTCCACCAACACAATTATTTGAAACATTATTCTTCTATTATTTATCACCAAAAGAACTGCTTGTTGTAAAGAGATTTAATAAAAATGCGTTGACATTATTACTTGATACAATTTTATTGGATTATAAAAGAGCAATTGTTACACCTGGAGAAATGGTTGGTATGATCGCGGGACAGAGTATTGGCGAAGTTTCGACCCAGATGTCTGTTCCTTACGATACATCTCATAAAATTTTGGTTAAAAATAAATTGACTGGTAAATGTGATATAAAATCAATTATTGTTGGACAATTTATAGATGATATTATTATAAATAATAAAGAATATACATTTAATACTGGTCATCATGATAGTGTCGAAACGCTACTAGATATGGACAATAATGAATATTATATTCAATCTCTAGGAGAAAATGAAACATCCAGCTGGAGTAAAATTTCACACGTAAGTAAACATCCAGTGAACGGACAATTAATGAAAGTATTTACTAAAAGTGGCAGAATTGTAGAAACAACACCAAGTCATAGTCATCTTATCAGAGAGAACCATAAAGTTGTACCAATTGTTGGTTCTAATATGAAAGAAGGAATGCGTATTCCTGTTTGTAAATCATCACGAAATTTAATTACAAATGATACGATCACAATTGACAATAATATTACTATTAAATTAGATAAAGAATTTGGCTGGTTTATTGGTGCTTATTTATCTGAAGGTAATTTGAATTATAATGAAATAGCTATTTCAAATATTTCAAATGTCTATATAGATAAGGTTATTAAATTTGCTTCATCTTTTGGTAAAACTTGTCGCGTTTCACGAAAACAAGGTGAATATGGGTTATCAATAACAACTAAATTTGTAAGTCGTGAATTAGCAAATATGCTATTAAATGATTGTGGTAATGGAAGTTATGTGAAACGAGTTCCTGATTTTGCTTTTACCGCACCAGAGGAGTTTAAAGCAGGATTATTTCAAGGTTATTTTGATGGTGATGGAAACTTCCAATCCGATAATAATCATAACCAAATTAGATCTTGTAGTCGCAGTGAACAATTAATTAAAGACCTAGCTTTAATTTTAAATTATTTTGATATATTTGCAACTATTAAATGTGAAAATAAAAATAACAAAAATTTATATCATTTAAATATCCCATCTAAATACGCAGCTATGTATGAAGAAAAAATTGGAACTCTACTTCATAAAGATAAATTAACTAATATTGTAAAATTTATCGAGAGAACAGATGTTAAATTCTTATCAGAACAAATAGACAAAATAGATGGAATGGGTGAAATTATTGCTCATTGCGGTAAAACATTAAAATTACCAGGCCAAAGTAGAACTTATGGTTTTTGGAAAAATAAGCAAAGTATTGGTCGTAGAACATTAGAAAAATATTATAATACATTTAAAAATCACGAAAACGCAAATTTAATTGATAATGAATTACAATTAATCAAGCAATCTATTATGTCAAATGTAATTTGGGATGAGATAGTAAAAATTGAATATTATACTCCAGAACAAAATAATTATGTATATGATTTTACTGTTCCAGGACATCAAACATTTATGACAGATTATGGTGTATTTGTTCATAATACGTTGAACACTTTCCACTTTGCTGGTGTTGCGTCCAAATCTAATGTAACTCGTGGTGTACCAAGAATTGAAGAAATATTATCGTTGTCTAGTGAAATTAAAAATCCTTCGTTAAGTGTTTATCTTAAGCCGGAAGATGAACGACATAAAGAAAAAGCACATACTATTATGTATATGCTCGAACACACTATATTACAAGAAATAGTTCAGTCAACCGAAATTTGTTTTGACCCAGATGATTTAAATACATTAATTGCTGAAGACAAAGATTGTATCGAACAATATAAAGCATTTGAAACATTAGTAGATGAATGTAATGAAATCAACCTTGAATCTGGTGAAACAGAGAGATCAAAATGGATTGTAAGAATGATTATGGACCCTGAAATTATGCTTGAGAAAAATATTACAATGGATGATGTAAATTTCACTTTGAAGACATGCTATGAAGACCAAATTAGTTGTATTTACAGTGATTTTAATTCAGATAAATTGATATTCAGAATTAGAATGAATGATATATTGAAGGCAGGTAACAATAGAGGAGGTCAAAAGAAAACAAAAGTAAACCCCTTAGATCAATCGGACCAAATTTACATATTGAAGAATTTCCAAGACCAACTTCTTCAAAAGGTTGTACTAAGAGGAGTTGAGGGAATTACAAAAGTTATTCTTAGAAAAATATTGGATAATGTTGTAGAAATTAATGGCGTTTATAAAAAACAAGACATTTGGGTCCTTGATACAATTGGAACCAATTTATTAGATGTTTTAGGTCTTGATTATATCGATAAAACTAGAACTTTAAGTAATGATATTGTAGAAATTTATAATGTTTTAGGTATTGAAGCAGCAAGACAAGCAATTTATAATGAATTAGTTGAAGTAATTCAATTTGACGGTACTTATATTAATTACCATAATTACAGCGTTCTTGTTGATAGAATGACTTTCACTCATAAATTAATTTCCATCTTTAGACATGGTATTAACAATGATAATATCGGTCCAATCGCAAAGGCATCTTTTGAAGAGACACCAGAAATGTTTTTGAAAGCTGCTAGACATGCCGAATTAGATACAATGAGAGGTATTTCAGCAAATATAATGTGTGGCCAAGAAGGACACTTTGGAACAGCTGCTTTCCAAGTTGTATTAGATATCGAAGAAATGCAAAAATTAGATGCTGCGAGTCAATACACATATGTGAATGCTGATGAAGAAATTGAAAAATTCTTTGGAGATGCTGAAAATCCAGAAGACCCTTGTTCAGCAAATAAAATTGCTATTCAAAATAATGTTATTACAATTAAAGCTGAAAATATGGGTAGCGATAATGATTACAATCCTGGATTTTAAATATATAAAG